TAGTATTAAAGAACCTTTAATAGACTTACAGCCGGATGTAACCAAAGTGGTTATACCAAAAGAAGAATTAAACTCACGAGACGATGCCATTCAAAAGCAAAGCACAAAGGAAAGCGTGTTACACACAGAACAACCCAAACTGGGATTGCAAGAAGTGGGACAAGGAGACGAAGGGACCGTTAAAAATGGTGATGAAAAATTCCCGCTGCAGGAAATAACTCAAGAAGTTGCCCAGGTAACACAAGATGCTAAGGAAGCTGTTAGAGATGAAAAAATATTAGGTAAACCATTACCAGAAAATATTGAAAAGTTAGTTTCTTTTATGGAAGACACTGGCGGAAGTGTTGAAGATTACGTTAGGCTAAATGCAGACTATAGTAATATTGATGATGATGCTTTATTAAAAGAGTACTATAAAAAAACAAAAACTTATTTAGACGATTCAGACGTTGATCTTATTTTAGAAGATTTCGGATGGGACGAAGATTTAGATGAGGAAAGAGAAATACGCAAAAAGAAAATTGCGTACAAAGAAGAAGTTGCAAAAGCTAAAAGCTTTTTGGAAGAAACCAAGAGTAAATACTACGACGAAATCAAGTTGAGACCCGGCGTAACTCAGGAACAACAAAAAGCTACGGATTTTTTCAACCGTTACAATGAAGATCAAGAAACAGCTACTAGACAGCACGAGGATTTTAAATCTCAAACTGACGACTATTTCAATAACGAATTCAAAGGTTTTGAATTTGATGTTAGTGGAAAAAAGTTTAGGTATGGAGTACAAGACCCTGGTAAAATCGCAGAAGACCAATCTAACATTAACAACTTTGTAGGAAAGTTTCTTAACAAAGAAGGTAAAGTAACAGATGCTAAAGGTTATCACAAAGCTTTGTTTATGGCTTCTAACTCAGACACTATTATTAATCACTTTTACGAGCAAGGTAAATCAGACGCTACCAAAGATATCATAGGTAAGTCTAAAAATCCAAGCTCACAGCCTAGACAGGCAAAAGAAGGTGAATTTATTAATGGCTTGAAAGTTAGATCTATAAGCGGTCAAGATTCTTCAAGATTAAAAATAAAAACAAAAAAATTTAACTAAAAAACAATTATTATGAGTTTAAGTCCTCAATTCGGTAGTTTAGTCCCTTCGCAAGCGCAAGAGATTTTAAATAGTAACTACCTACAATTTAACGGTGGTGCTGCTGCAGGTGATACAAATAGTTTCGCTCAACAGTATTTACCAGAAATTTATGAACAAGAAGTAGAACGTTATGGAAACAGAACGATATCTGGATTCTTAAGAATGGTTGGCGCTGAAATGCCAATGACGTCTGATCAAGTAATTTGGTCTGAACAAAACAGATTGCACATTTCATATCAAGGTGTTGCTGTTGCAGCAGGAGCCGCAGGAGTTAGTACTATTACATTATTTGCACCGGGCGCAGTTGGATTACAAAATGTTATTTCAATTAACGATACTATTGTATTTTTAAATCCTGCTACAGGAGGTGAAACAAAAGCAATTGTAACTGATTCTGGAGCTTATGCTGGATCTGGATTGTTAGCTGGAGTAATTGTTGTAACTAGTTTAGACGGTGTTGCAATCCCTACAGTCGCTGCAGGAATTGGATGTAAAGTATTTGTATACGGTTCTCAATATCAAAAAGGACAAAGTATGGCTGGCGCTTTTGCTGCTGGTGGAGCAAATCAAGGTCGTATATCTGTTGAGCCTCAATTGACTCAATTTTCTAACTCTCCTATTATATTAAGAAGCCAATACGTAGTAAATGGTTCTGATATGGCACAAATTGGATGGGTAGAAGTTGGAACTGAAGATGGAACGTCTGGATACTTATGGTATTTAAAAGCTGAATCTGAAACAAGATTACGTTTTGAAGATTACCTAGAAATGAGTATGGTAGAAGCTGAATACAATCAAATACCGGCTGTACCAACAACTTCTCCAGGATCTGAAGGTTTGTTTGCTGCTATTCAATCTCGTGGAAATGTAGAAGTAGGATTTACTGCTGCTGCTGGACTTGATGAGTTTGATGCTATCTTAAAGAATTTAGATACTCAAGGAGCTATTGAAGAGAACATGTTATTTTTACAAAGACAAACATCTTTGGATTTTGACGATATGTTAGCTTCTATTTCTGGTGGATTCGCTGGAGGTACTGCTTTTGGATTATTTGAAAACTCAGAAGAAATGGCTTTAAATTTAGGTTTCTCAGGATTCAGAAGAGGTTCTTACGACTTCTATAAGACTGACTGGAAATACTTAAACGATGCGTCAACTCGTGGAGGAATTAATGGTATCAATTCTATTGAAGGAGTATTAGTACCTGCTGGAACTTCTACAGTTTATGATCAAGTATTAGGAACTAACATCAGAAGACCTTTCTTACATGTAAGATATAGAGCTTCTCAATCAGATGATAGAAGAATGAAATCTTGGTTAACTGGTTCTGCTGGTGGTGCTGCAACGT